TTATTTTACTTGTAGTTTTTGACCGATATAAATTTTATTAACGTTTGACAGCTTGTTTAAGCTCTTAATTTTAGATGTGGTAGTTTTATATTTGGTTGCAATCGCACTAACTGTATCACCCGATTTAACAGTATGATGTTGTTTTGAAGGTGTTGCTGATACCTGTTTAACATATGACTTGTTTGCAGTGAGTAAGTGTCCAGATTGCGTAACTAAACGAGGTGTTCCACCACTTGATTTTTTCATGTTTTTAATAACAAATTCAGTGCCTTTTTTAAAGTTAGCAACTTTATTGCTTGCTTTGTCCCAATCTGTTGCATTTTGCGCGTTGATTTTACGTAACGTTGTATTTTTAATAATCGCTACTCGTTTAGGATTTGTGTTGTAATAGCTGCCATTCACTGCTGAAGTTACTTTAGCAATATCTTGCGCTAGCACCCACGAATTGATGCCACTCAGTAACACTGCTTGCTTAGAGTGCGATTGTGCAACTACCTTTGTTTCCATCACTTTGTATTTTTTATTTTTTACTGATGCAGGGATAACTTGTCCTGTGTGATATTTTTTTGCGCTTGATTTTAATTTAACGGGTTGGCCAACTTTGAATCCGCCTTTTGTATATTGATTAGCTTGCTCGTTTGCTTCGGTTTTCCCAACGTAATAAGATAGCGGTTTGTCAGCGTTTGATAGCTTATTTAAGTCAACACCTCCAGTGATTCCTTTTACCTGTCCGCCATCCGTATACTGCCAAATGTCGTGTTTAAAGTCTGGTTTCCATGAGCGATATGCTGGAATCCAAACAAAGTCAAACTTGCTAGTATCTAAATTAAATTGCGTGTACGTGTGATGTCCAACGTACAAACCGATTTTTTTATTTGTTAATGATCGTAACTCTTTCACAAAAGCATTTGTTGCTGCTCGCATTGTTCCAGAAGTTACAGTAAATTCTTCCACATCGATAACGTAAAATTTAGCGCTTTTACTTGTACGATTATATAACGCTCGTGCCTCTGTTTTTGCATCGTTTGCATTGATATAACGTGCATAAGCGTATGTACCGAAAGGAACATCATGCTTAATTGCTTCTGACTGATTACGGTCAAGATGCTTATCTTTATAGTTCGTTCCGTATTGCGCCCTAATGATAGCCATGTTTAAATCGTCCTTAGCAAGCGACCAATTGATATTGCCTTGCCATTCCGACACATCGGCAATTTTAGGGTTTTTAATATCATTTGCCGATACTATCACTACGCTACCTAAAAATAGCCCTACTGTTAATACACCTGCTGTTAATAATTTAATTGTTTTTGTCATGTTATTTATCTCCTTTTTCATCTGTAGTTGTTGTGTCGTATACGATTCCTAGCGTTGCTAAAATCGTTAATACTGTATTGATTATTGCTGTGACTTGTTGCGCTTTGTCGCTGTCAAAAGACCAACCAAAAACAGCACCCACTTGCTGTATAAATACAACAAACAATGCTGTCAGTGATGTCCATAAAATTTTGCTATGCCAGTTAACTTTCATTTTCTTGTCGCTCCTTTTTTAATTTTTCCAAAACTGTGATACGTGTTTCGTGATTGTTTAAAATATTATCGTGTAGATTAACCTTCTTATTAAGCTGTTCTCTGTCTTTTTCGCTTTGCTTGAGATTGTTATTTAATAACTCGATTGATTGCGTTAGCGGCTGAACTGTTTTTTTTAATGATTCAGAGTTTTCACGTTGGATTCGCTCCGCCATTCTCTTGTCTGGATCAGATACCAATTTTTTGTATATCCAAATCAACGCCCCGCCTACAACTGTGATAGCTGTTACGAGTGAGACAATGCCTTTTAAGTATTCGTTTAAATCCATCTAACCCTCTCCTGCCTCTTCTAAGTTGTAATCAATACCTGTAATGCCTTCATATTGTTCTGCTGTGATTGTCCCTGTAAACACAAGCAAACGCATATCATCTATCGAGTAGCGACCTGCATCGTAAGCATTTTTAACAACTTTATATATTGTTGCGCTCCCCATCATTACGCATCCCCTTTGTTTTCCAATTTTGAAATCCTTGCGCTCAATTCAGCGTTTTGCATAAGTAGTTCTTCGTTTGTTAAAATAACGTCTTCAATGTTAACCCCTACATCAACATTTTCATCCAGTGGGTTCGCTGCTTCCCAATCCTCTTTTTTTGTGCCTATCCATTTTTCACCATTAAAAAAGATGGGCTGATATAGTCCATCCGTCGGTTGTAACTCGGTATATTCTTTTGGATAATTAAAGACTTCGATTTCTTCATATGGAACATCTTCGTAGACGGTGATAGTTTCTTTTGTAATTTCGTCTGTATCCTCGCTAACTACATCTATTTCTTTGTCTACTGCAATTGGAGCAGGTACTTTATCGACAATTTCGCCATTTCCCAGCTTATATTTTGTTACTGATTTAAGTAATACTGCTGTACCGTCATATAAATAAACTTGTTTAAACATGATTTCCCTCCTTTTAAAGTGTCAATGTAACGTCAAGCGGATTCCATGCACCACTTTCGCCAGCTGACCCAAAATTACTTATTGCAAATTTAATTGTTCCATCAATTTCAACGACCCAGCGATTAAATCTTGCTGCATTAGCGGCCACTGATGTGTTTCCGACCCACGTCAGAGGTCTGTCGATTTTAGTTATAACTTCGGCAGGCAATTTCGCTATGATGACATCTCGTGTAGATAGAGTGTTTAATACCCCCTTAAAGCTTAAATAATAAATGCCATTGGTACTGTAAAAACGATAAAAACAAGGCGTTGATGCTGTCACGCCATTGAGCAAAGGCAGTGGCAACCATCCCGTATTGCTACCAATTAAAGGAGTTAAATCTGATTGATTAATAGCTTTTTCCCAACCGACCCAAGTTTTTGATGCGTCGTTATAAGAGTTGCGATAAACGTCTTTTTGAGAATGCGGCGCAAAAGTAACCTCTATATAGCCTGCTCGGTATTTACGTTTAACGAAACCTGACGCAGACATTCCTGATGGTGCGTTTAGTGAGTTTGTTACATAGCCATCAAAATTAGAAATATCTGCCGTATTAAGTAAATCGTAGTTACTTAATGTTAGTGACGAGCCATCGTCTGCTGTAGTCTTATACATTTGCTGTTTGCCCCAAATTCCCCAAACCCCATTTGCGCATACAACTGTGTACATTGCGCCGTCTTTGTCATAGGCTAATACATTACTGTTTTTACCGTATGTGGATGCAGTACCTCGTAGCCAAGAAGTGCTACCAGTCGGGTTATTCGTAGCGCCCGCAGATAAGTAAAAAGTAAAGAAACCATTACCCCACGTTGTAATTTCAGCAAATAAATCATTGCTCGAATTTAATTCGTATAACGGAGCTCCGTTGTCGGACGTTATTTTGCGTTTTTGGGTAGTTGCAACATCCGAGTTATAAGCAAATTTTTCCCAACCGACCCAATTTTTCGTGGCAGCGTTATAAGCATTTCGGTATACGTCTTTTTGAGAATGCGGAGAAAAAGTGATTTCGATGTAACCAATTCTATATTTTCGTTTGAAATAACCATTATTACTAGTCGTAGGTACATTACTAGCTGTCGTTACATAACCGTCAAAATTTGAAACATCTGTCGTATTGAGCAAGTCATAACCAGATAATGTTATAGAGCTACCATCATCATTTGTGATTTTTGGGAACTGTCCATTCTCTGCGAATGCCTTTAAAACTGCATCGCCCTTTGAATTAACAGTCGCAACTGCTGCATTGCTAGTATCTGTAATATTTTTAGTAGCATCAGTAGAAACTTTATTAATATCAGTCGTTGCTTTTGAAACTGTATCAGCAATCTCCTTTTTACCCGTATCAAGTGCTTCAACCATTCGAGCAACATAATCTTCACCGTTAGCAATTGCTTCCTCAATTGCAATCACTTTATGCTTAATAATCATTTCAAGGTCATCAAATGTTTTAATGTACTCTAGTTTTGTTTCAGCACTAAATTCATTGACTAAGCTATCTTTAATCATAAAAGCAAATGTACGAGTGACGAGAATGTTATCTTGTTGATAAACATAAACTTGTCCTACAACACGACCTGTATGTTTTAAAAAATCTGTGGAAAGAGTATAGCTCACGATACCATTTACATCATCATAAATAGTAAGATAGTCTCTCACTTTGCTGCCATCTTTTGCAACAAGCATAATGTATGGCTCTATTCTGACACGCTCCAAATTGATAGGCTTACCACATCTTTTTAATGCAAAACGAAGAAGCGATGTATTAATATCTTGATCATAAAATTCAACATTTAACTCTGATAATGGTTTTAATTTTGAATCTATCTCCAGGGAAAGACACGTTGTTTTCTTTATATCCATTCGTTACTCACTCCTTTATAAAATATTTTGACCTGCACCTGCACCAAACCGAACCATTTCTATTTTAGAAGTTAGTGATGAAGGCGTAATAACGAATACACTTAAACTGTCTTCATACACTGTTCCAAATTTACGATACTGATACGTATCAGTAGGGTCAGGCTTAGAACATAATGTTGCGATAGATGGTATTTGGGTTTGGGGTATTTGTTTAACGTAATCCCCGTGAACATGTCCATTTATCCACGCTAATACATTAGTCGAAATGCCTTCAAAATCAATATCAATTTGAATAGGGAAATCTTTATCCGTTCCCTTGTACGATAATTTAGAACCTGTTTCAAATGCTTTTAACAAAGCTTGTACTGCCTCAGCATTATATACTTCTGGATGAATAACCGAAGTAGTATTACGATAATCGACTAATCCTGTATGACTAAAAATCAAAGCTTTATAATCTTTAGGAGTTAACTTCATTTTTTCAGCCATCCAATTTAATTGGGTGTTAGCAAAACATCCTTTACTAGAAACTAATGGGAACTTATAGTCACCGTTGAGTAACTCTTGACGAGTATTGAAACTGTCAAAGAAGAATACTCGTATCTTGTTTTTTTCATCATCATAATAGCCATAAGCACCATTCACATCTTCACTATTACTTTTTAATTTACCTTTGTGTAAATGTTCATCAAACACGTAATTCTTCACTTCTTCAAAGGTTAAAACATGCGATAAATCATTATTTAAATACGAATCCCCAAGTGAATTATCATCGTGATTACCTTTCATCATGAAAACAGGACACTCAATTTCAGATAAACGTTTCAAAGTTTCATCAAAGGATAAATGTACATCCTCCAAGTTTAATGAACTCCCATCAATAACATCTCCACCATGAACAGCATAATCACACTGCAGAATTTTAGTTAGATTGACAAGATTTTCCATATGATCATAACCTGTTTTTTTCAAAAAGCTAAGATTTTTACTACGAATACCAGCGTGCGTATCGGTGAGAAAAGGTATCACTATACTGTTTTCTTTTCGTATACGGTTAACAGCTTCTTGTACACGATAGAGTTCATTTTCAATATTAATTGTCGTTGGATAGACAAATTTTTTTTGCTTACTCATCTTAAACCTCCTTATGATATGACTTTAAACGTACCCACACCAGAAGCTGCTACAATTCTTTTCGCTTGAAAAAAACCATCTAATGTATTACGTGTGACTGTTTGGATGACAGCTTCATTCGAACCGAGTGTTGATATTTCAATCCAATATCCAGAACCTTTGAATTCTTTTGGAATATCTGTAAATTTTTCGAATTCAGTACTTGTGGAATAATACTTTACTGGGTAACGAACGCTACTTAAATTGTATCCTTCATCCCAGTAACTAACTTTTCCAATCATGTCACCTTGAATTAAATTCCATTCTCCTACTATTCCGTTTAAAGTATTAATGACACGTTCAAACTTCATTTGTGATGTTGATTGACTGTTTCTTTTCAAAATTTGGTTGAATATGCCCCAACTGTTAGTTGCCCCATTATCTAGAAAATAACCATGCTTACCTGTAGGCATTGGAATATCTTCTATGTTCGCAGCTATTGCAGAAGTCATGTAATATTCACCTGCACTGCTAATGTCACTTAAACGAGTGGTCCCCTCTGGAACTAATTCAACGCGACTAGATGGACTTTTAATGATTGTCATTAGTTCATTTACACGTTTAATATCATTGCCTTTTTGATGGATTGCATATAATTTTGACTGACGAAAACCAATGCGTCCACGAGTCATTAAAAAAACAACACTCAGTTTATGTGTTGTTCGATTCTTAATAATCTGTAAGCCTGTTGGATATCTCACAACACTTACGTTTTCTTCAGGTATATCACCATAAATATCGACTTTATAATTAAGTAATCGACCAGTTTCATTGTAAGTCGTTACATACGTTGGATTGCGTGTTGAATCTTCTGAAGACAAGATATAAGCGCTATTGTCGTAATAGTGAAAACCACATAAACTACTTACAACATCGCTATCAATATTAATTGTTTTAACTTTAGTAAGGGTTCCTCGTTCAATATCGCTTAAAGAAAAAATAACGAGTGAATCGTTGACGATACAAGAAAAAGTATCCGCATAATTATCCACACATATACCGTATTGTCGTCTATTTGGTATCTTTGATAAATCAATTACTTTTTTATCTTTTGATGTACTTAAATCGCTATTGGGTACATATGGAAATCGTACTAACTCCGTTTCTGTTTCAACCCATAAATTAGGATTTCCATTAAGGTAGTCTAATCCTAAAGATTTCATATCCTTACCTTTTGGAATATCCATTTTATCTAAGTAAGCCCCTGTATTAGTTGTACGTGTAATCGTTGGAATGTCAGTATTACCTTGATAAACATAGATATAGTCCCTTTGTTCATCGACTGCAAAACAAGCTGGAATTGTGTTGCTAAAAACAGCAACATCACTATAAAATGACACTTCTTTATTTTTCAAATACAAGGTATTCTCTTGTTGTTCCAATTCTTCTACTCTGTCTTTCATATCCATCAATTCTTTTAAAATAACACCACCAGGGTCAATACTTGCTAAAATCGCTTTAATAGATTCAAACCAATCATCAAAATCTCCCATAGCATGTTCAATCCAGTCTTTCAACGACTCAATTAAATCACCTGCAGTCCAAACATAATCACACCCATGATGCATAGGTGAAGATAATGCTGACCAAATGACATTATAGTTAAAATCTTTTGTACTAAAAATAACTTCATTGTTGTTTTTAAAACTGAAATAAGCGTTACAACGTCCTACAGACTGCAGTGCTTCTTTTCTAAGACGGTATTCAATGACACCATTCTTAGCATCAATAATATGAGCTTTGTCTACTATAATATGTTTTTTCACATCTACCATATTAAATTCTGCAGTAAGGTTATTAAGATTTTTTGGTACATCATTTTCATAAACAGTTACTCGAAAAACCTGTGTTTCATCATCATTTTGACGTACACGAATAAGCCCAATTTGATTATTGGGCTCCGTTGTACTTAAATTAAATTGATATTGCGTCATGTTCAATGACTCCTTTCTAATTCGGTCTAATTAATCCTAAAAATGGTGCAGGGTCTTGATAGGGTCCCCATAAAGCTGTCCCTACACTAAAATGTAAATGAACACCTGTTGATTCACCCGTGGTCCCCATGTTACCTATTTGTTGACCTTTTGTTACTTTCTTTCCAGTAGGTACCGAACGACTATTGAGGTGAGCGTATCCTGTGAAATTACCATCCGCATGTTTAATAACAATATATTCACCAAAACCACCACTTGAAGCAGTTGGTAAACTAGCGATGACTTCACCATCTTCTACTGCAAAGATTGCTGTTCCTAGTTTATCTGCAAAATCCATTCCTTTATGTGTTTCTACATTTCCCGGATCAGTTGGATTGTCACGATTACCAAACCATGAAGTAATTTGATAGCCAGATGGAACAGGCATGCCATATTTCCCAACAGCTATTAAACCGTGCAATTTTTTATACCAGGATTTTGCCATTGATACACGTTCTGGATGAGTTGCAGCTGGTCTTTCAAAGTTACGTTCAAAAGCAACCGTAGCAGTTGTGATATCCGTCAGCTTTTTAAATTGTGAAGCACTGTAAGGATACTCAGACGTTGGAATGTATTGACCGTTTAACATGTCCCATTCAAGTAATTGTAATTGCACTTTAATTGTGCGGTAATCACCTTTAATACCTGCCGTTTTTAATTTGCGTTGAACGTAGTCACGACCACTTTCTGAAGCGTTAGGTGATGTCCATTGGACCAAACCATAACCTGGTCCACCACCACCCTCAGATATATCGGGCATGATACCAGACTCTTGTTCCATATTTCCCAATACGCCTGCAACGGCCTGTTCACTCCAACCTCTATCTTTTAAGAATACCCAAATTTCCCAGGCATTTTTTTCTTGTTCGGTTGTCAGACTTGGGGGTGTTCCTCCTCCACTTCCACCACTGCCACCAATCACTTCTTTTCCATCGACCATTAATTTGTTAACGTTTAAAGTACCGTCGATACCCATATTTCCTTGATGGACCCACCCAGCAGCATGCGATGGGTCAACAGCGCTATTGATACGACCCCCCTTATACAATCCAATACCATAACCCTTACCATCGTCAATCTGGAAGAGTTCAGCAGCTTGGTCTAACGATATAAAAACACCTTCACCTGTCTTGTCTTTACCAAAATCAGCAGTTCCATTAATACCTATCTTACCTGCAGTACCAATTCGTGCTAATTTTGTTTTATCTTCCCAAAACTCAAGTCCTGTTTTTGTTAATTCCATAATTTTATTTTTAGCATTGTAGATCACTAATGCATTGTTGACGAGTTGTAACGTATCACCAATCCCATTAAACCCAACTCGGAGCATTTCAGCGTTAAAAGTACCTGCAGTAATAACATCTGCAACAATTTGACCATCAGCAGTCATCGCAGCATCAAACGGACCATTCACTCCGTTTTTAGAATGACCTAATCCGCCTAAGTTCCATCGCCATACTTCCTTAGCTGTATTAACATTATCAGTGTCCATGATTAAAATTTCTGAAGGTTTGTTTTTTGGTCTGAATCGCACATACCCACCAGAAGAACCAGTTATTAAATTGGATGCATTGATAATTTTTTCTTTTAAAATTTCACTTTGAACTTCAAGTTCTTTTCTAACCGTATCAACCGTACTATTCATAACACTGGAATACATTTCCATACTATTACCCAGCACCAGAGATTGATATTCTCCAGTGCGAGGGTGCCAAGTGTATTCTATTAAACGTTCTTGAACTTCAATATCTATTTCAGACAAGTTACAGTAAACTGTGTCACCAATTTGCAACTCCACTAAATTCAAATAACTTTGATATTCATTTGTTTGTGCTAAATCAACAATTGATATCTCATGAGTGACTTTCGGCAAATGAATTTTATCTTTATCAAATAATGATTGTCCCCATTTTTTTAATTCATCCATTGTTTCACAACTACTATTTTCACGTTTTTTTATAATTCTATCAGTATCATTTACACCCTTAACTTCTAGATATCTATAAGTTATCGGGTCCTGTTCAACATCATAATCACCTTCAGGAGTAGCACCTACTAAATATAACGAATTAGCAATGCCAGATACATCAATTGTTTCAATAACACTATCTAAATTAATTCCAAAATCAATCCTAAAACCTCTATCTTGTCCTAATCGTTGCTTTAATTTAAGGTTGAACATGTCCATGTCCAATTCTCCTGCAGTAACTCCTGTGAGGTTTTGTCCTCCATTATTACTCCCAATCAAAACATCAATAGGCGCACCTTGTTTTGCAGTGAACTGGTGAGTAGTAACAATATCAGAAGCATATGAAAAGGGTTGTTTAAAAGTTAAATTTCTTTCTAATCCCGACATGATAGCTAATCCACTACCATTCGATTCAAAAAAGTTTTCAATGAAATTACGATTCGCATCGTAGCAAATATGAAATCCTGATATTTCAATATTATTCAAAGTTTTACCTTTAATAGTTATTCTAAAAGGTTGCCATGTGCGATCAGGACAATAAACTTTCAATATACTATCCTCTTTGATTTGAGAAGCATTTAACCCGTTAATAGCATATACCCCTGAAAAACTATATGTTCCATTTATAACACGGTTCACTTCAGGTTCATCTTCCCAATCTCGTAACGTTACACCATTATAATTAAAATCAAGTTCATCTGACTTGTATAAATACACATCGTTAATACCAAACACTCCTCTTTTCAATCGACATCTTTCCAACCTTACCTGTGATAGTAATCTTATTTTCACCTGGTCTTATTTTTGGATAACCACCTTTTGTCCTTACTATCGCTCCATCTAATGTCGCCTGACCTAATTCACAATCCAATTGTATTTGACCTACCTTACTATCAATAAACGTAAAAATATTATCATTCACATTTATTTCAATTTCACCACCAAGAGATTTAATGTGGAAAATAGGTTTAGTATCTTCAGTCCCATGATTGAAAATAACATTTACACCTTTTTGAATATCAATTGCATTTTCCAATACTTTACGTCTAAATGGCTGACACTCAAATATTACATTGAACATGTAAAAGACACCCCATTCATTGGTAAACTCTAGTGGTGAGCCTAATAGAACTCGTACTTCACGATATTTATCAATGTCAGTGTGCAATATTAACTTTCCTGTTCCTCTCAACCAATTCCTCACATCGTCTAAGCGGCTACAGGGTATCGTAATGTTTTTTATTTCATATTCATAACTATCATAGTCACCATAAGAACGATGTAATGATCCATTACGTCCAGCCACCTTTATAACTTCCACACGCTCTTCAGGTGACATTTCGTGTAGTTCATTTTCTATAATGCATTCATAATCAATCATGCTATTCTGATTATTAAAAATAAAATAAGGGACACTCATTATGTCATCCTCCCTGTACCGATATTATTTATTTGTGCTGCACGTGCCAATTTTCGATTCAGTCTATTAACTTCATTCATACTACCTGTATTGACTGATTGAATGTATACATGCTGTTCTACTTTTCCACTTTGTAATGCTCCGCCTATACCATTAGCTTTCTCATCTGGAGATAATGGAGTAACTGTTGTTTTTCCTCCTCTTGATGATAGTAATTCAGGTCCAGCTTCACCGACAATTGCTTGACCATTTAAAATGGAACCACCTTTTGCTAAATATGGTATTTCTGGAATACTAAAACCTTTACCACCGATACCTGGCACCCAGTCAGGTATTTTAATATTACTTAATCCCCTTATAAAACCATTTAAAAGGGTTATCATGCCATTAATCGGAGTCTTTGCCATTGCTCCAATACCATCAAAAATACCTCCAAATATGTTAACAATACCTTCCCATGCTTGACTCCAATTACCTGTGAATACACCTGTGATAAAATCAACAATTCCGTTGAATATCCTCATTGCAGCTTCTTTAAAATTATTGAAATTCGCAACAATTCCATCAAAAACCCCACTGATAAAACCACCAATGAATTTAAATTGATTTACAATAGTATCCTTAACAGCTCTGACAATAGCATGAACTGCTTTTCTAAACCATTCAAATTTAACGTAACAATATACGAATGCTGCAATTAACACTCCAATCGCCAATACTACAGGGTTAAAAGTCATTACAGAAAGTGAGAATTGTAAAGCTTTAACAACCTTAATAATGGACGATATACTTATTACCAGTTGACCTAAGACAATTAAAGCTGGACCAACTGCTGCAACAATTGCGACAAAAGTCATGATTGTTTTTTGAGTATTAGCATCTGCTTCACCAAACTTAGTTGCCAACTTACCTATGAAATCAAGAACTGGGGCAAGTCCATCTAACATGCCTGCAAAAGCTTCCATCAAAGGAGCACCTACAGTGATCATGATATCTTGAAATTTATTTTTAACCATCTGTAGTTTAGATTCAAAGGTTCCATATCTAGTCTCAGCTTCTTTAGTTAAAGCAGTATTTTCTTTCCATCCTTCACCAGAAGTTTTAAGTGCGTCTGATAAAACTGAACCAGAACCTGCTAATCGCAGCATAGTATCGACTTCTTGTGTAGAAGTAATACCCATTGCTTTTAATATACCGGTCACATCTTCCCCTGATTTACCTGCATCATTTAACCCCTCAACAAAAGAAGTTAAAGCACTTGCAGCATCATCTTTCCATGCCTTTTGGAAATCACTGGAACTCATATTTGCAACACTTGCGAATTTTTCGAGTTCCCCAGCACCACTCATAACATCACTATTAATCTTTTGCATGATTCTAGACATGGAACCACCACCAGCTTCGGCATTAATACCTACACTGGACATTGCAGCAGCTAAAGCAAGGATTTGACTTTCACTCATTCCAGCTTGCTTTGAACTACCTGCTAAACGTAGGGACATCGCTACAATATCACCTTCAGTTGTCGCCATATTATTACCTAATGCAACAATGGAACTACCTAGTTTATCAAAATTTTCTTGGGGCATTTGGGTAATGTTTGCTAACTTAGCAAGTGACGTTGCGGCTTCTTCTGAACTCATGTTCGTCGATTGACCCATATCAATCATTGTCCGAGTAAAGGTAAGTACATTTTCAGTCTTAATACCTAACTGACCTGCAGCTTCAGCAACTTCATTTATTTCAGTTGTGGATGCTGGAATAGCTAAAGCCATATCCCTAATGCCTTTTTCTAAATCTTTATATGAAACGGTGACTTTACCATTTTTATCTACAACTTCATCCACAGTTTTCTTTACTCCTGCGAATGAACTTTCAAAATCAGAAGCGGCTTTAATAGATAACCCAGCACCAGCAACTATAGGAGCAGTCACATACATTGACATTGTTTTACCAACGCCCTTCATCTTCTCCCCTGCTTCTGCCATTTTATCCAGTTTTGCTTTTGTTTCATCACTATATATCCCTTGTTTTTTCAATTCAGCATTTGTTTTTTCAAGAGACGTTTTCAAAGCGTTCTCAGCCATTTCAGATTTCGCAAGTTGACCATGTAATCTCAATGATTTATCTGAATATGCCCCCGTTTCTTTCACTGATTTTTCATATTCCTTACGTAATAATGCAGTCCTTTTCGTACCAGCTTCAATTTGACGGTTTAACTTTTCTTTAACCAATTTCAACTTATCGCTTGCTGTTCCGTTTTTCCCCATTGCTGCGGTTTGCATATTATATTTTTGAGCAGACTCATTCATGACCTTATTTAATTGACGTGCGGTTGTTGCAAATTCCACTTGACCTGTCTGTTTAAAATTCAAGACTACATTCTCTTGTTTTGTTCCCATTCAATATTCACCTCCTACCAATATGGACTTTGGTCTATCGTCATGACTTTCTCGACTTCATGATCATCAAATAATTCACTGTTTTGTGATTTCAAATAATGAATATAACTTTTAAGCCAGTAACGTGGTGTTGCACGTAGAAAAAAAGCGACATCCCAATTTAAAAGGGATATCGCAACAAATAAATAAAAATCCCACGGAGTTTCTTGGGATTTTTCACTATTATCATTTCCACCATCATTACTAAGCGATGCTATTTTTTTAAGTCTTCTACCTCAAAGTTTTGAGCCGTAAAAACTTCCAAACAAGCCTGAAAAGTAGGTACCAATTGATTAAAAGGAATTGAATTTGATAACTCTTTATGGGTACACTCAGTTCCCCCACTACGAATCATTCCATAAATAAGGGCACGTATGATTTTAAAGTTTTCAGCATTAAAAGTGATACTTCCAGCAGCTAAAAAATTATTAATATCTTCTTCAAATTTTGCATAATCACCATAAACATCACCAATGAATTCCATTGTCTCCATCGTAAAAGCAATTGGAATTGAAGCTTCCTGAACAGTAATATTGTTAACATTATGATTAACATTAACTAAATCCGATAATTTCGCCATCAGTCCCCACCTCCAGGTAAAGTAATGTTCAATTGTTTTTCTTCATAAATAGGTGCTTCGATAAATGTCGCTAGATCAATTAAATCTTCTCCACCACGTGTGCTATCATATTGTGAATTAATCACATCATTGTAAAGTAAAGCGCCACTGATAAGTTCTAACTTAACATCTTTAATTTCATCATCTTCAGTTGCAGTTTCATATTCCGCTTCTGAAGCTGCAACAAGCTGTACTTTTGGATACCAAACAGCCATACGCTCACCATCACTAATTCGACCAATGAATCCGAAAGCAAAATACGGCATTTCAGTTGCGATTGCACGCTTGAATACAACACCCTTTTCTGCTATATAACCTTTAATTAGGTCTAATACATCGACATGCATCCCAACATGTTCCAGTGATAATTCATGTTCAGTTTCTTTAGAAACACGTTTGAACACCTTACTAGAGGCATATTTCACTTTAGATGTCCCATTACCTTTAACGCTCAATTTTGTTGCAATAGGCATTTGAAAAATATTTTCAAGATCATACTCGGGTGGAGTAACAATTGTGTCTTCCGTTTTCATCATTGTGATTAAGATATCGTCAATACCTTCAAAATAAATTTTATCAGTTGTCTTTTTCATTTCCTCAACTCCTTCAATATTTTTTCACTCATTAAATTTTCAATATTACTTCTGTATTGAACATAAGTATTCGATGCATAACGTTGTGCTTTTTGATTAACCGTGCCATTTTCCGCAAAACGCCAATAAAAAGCCGTATCTTCAAATACGACTCTAATTTGTTCATCTTCAATTACAACCTTTACATGTTCTCGCATATGCTTTTTTTTCATTAGTGATTTCGGTATGCGAGGTATTAATTTATCCACGTAATAATCAGCAGCAGCTTTCAAGGATGATAATCCTATATTTGATTCTGATATATCAGAAATAGTACCCAAGTAATCTGCCATTCCAACAAAACCATTTTGATTGTTAGACATCTTCAACACATCCAACTTCAATATAGAAATTACTTACAGTCGCATCATTTTCATCACCTTGAATACTACTTACAGGACTGAAGGGTATTTTTTTACCATCCAATGCTTTTATAATTGGATTAAACTCTGATTCTATACCTGTTGTAAAAAGAGATACTTGATAGCGTGGCAATGCTTTAAATACAAGTCCAGATGCACGCTTAAAATCTTGATTAATATATGTGTATACAATATATGGATATTCAGTATTTCTAGGAGCCATATCTCTATACACTAAAAAAGGAGTTGTTTTTAACAACTCCACTAACTCGTTACGGTTAATCGACATATGTTAAACTCAACTCCATTTCTCTCTCATTCTTTTTCGTATATATTCGTTTAATGTTATACATAACACCTGATATTTCAATAGAAAAATCTTTTTCAGTAATTGTTTTATCCCACCTTACATTAATCCTACATACAATATTTGTTTTTGCTTGCTGGGACAAGTACTTTTCTTGAGCTGTAATACCAAGTTCTTCGTAAAAAATCACCCGCTTTTTCTGTCGAACGATAATTGGACGATCATTTTCATCTACATCATCTTTAATAATAAATAAATTTGCACGCCATTTTAAATTATTAGTCTGTCGTTTCATTAATCGCCATCGCCTCCAATACAAAGAACGGTGTCATAGCATCTAATGCCTCTTTCAGTCCCTTTTCAGAAATACGATAATCAAACATGATACCAGCGACCATTAAAATCAGATATTCCGATTCAGTATGACCGCCAGACTTTAAATAGTTCGTAGCATAAGACAAATAATTATCAAGCATGGAATCATCCATGCCTTCCTCAAATTGAATGTGAGATTTTAATTTCTCAACTAAGCTATCCATAATTATTCACCGCCAGATGGGGGAGTCACTTTCTTAACTTCAAATTTATATACTGCTGGTTCAAATGGTGAGTAAATCAATTGACCATCCAACAAATTATAAATTTTAAATCCAATTTTATTTGTACCCGCATATTTTTCAATCAATTTTTGAATCTCCATTACACCAATAACATCTTGAATTTTAAATGCTGAAAAATCACCAAAATATAAAATAGGTACATCAGACTCACCTTTTTTATCAGCAGCATCTGTAAAATCTACAGGATATCCGACTAATGTATTACCAATTCCACCTTCTACTTGACTCATAGGACGCAATAAAGGAAAACCGTCTGCTGTTTTCATCTTCTCAATTAAAGTTAAAGCCGCACGGTTAATGATCCATCGTCCTTTTTTCATAACTTCTGTAACTGGTGTATTTTTCATTTCAATTAAGGCATCATGCATTTTCACACCAGCATCAACAGCAGTTACATCAACACTTGCGGTAGGAGTAAAAACAACTGCTTTTTTAGCTAAAGCACCAGGGTTTTCATTGCCTGCATCATCGCCGTTAAACATGTAATTAGTTTCCTTACGAACATACGCTTTTCGTAACTCATCAATTACAATGGTTTCAATTGGAGCACCTGTCATAGCCAATAATTTTTTAGTAACTGTTGCTAAAGCATCAAATTCAGATGGTTCAAGTGTAATTTCATCAAATTCAATATCCGTTTCAGGTATTTCTAACCCACGTTCTTTTTTGTTAACATTCGCTTCTGCTTTTTTCACTAAGAAAGGATATTTAACATCCCCTTTAGTTCGTACCACAGTACCGTATTTTCTTAATAAGTTTTCTTCTTGTGCATAAGTAATGATGTCGCTCGCAATGATTTCTGGTACTGTAACAGAACCATTACCAGTTACGATACCAAGTGAACGAGCTTCTGTTTCATCAATTTGACCGACTACAAATTTTGCAAATGCGCTACGCAATTGACTATTAATTGTTTCTTGCGAACGTGTACCTTGATATTCCATTCCATCACGTACCATTCCTTGAAGACGATTACGATGTTCTTGACTAATCATACCTGCACGTGCATTATCAATTGGTTCGGCTGGTTCAGGATCAGTTGGTTCTGTTGTAGTTGGTTCAGGTTCTACTGTTGGCTCTGGTTCAGAATCGTTTACGATCTTATCAGTAATTTCTTGATTTTCTTCAGTTAAATCAGTAATTTCATCTTAAACAGCTTTTAAATCTTCTTCTGGAACTTCGTCATTTTCTAACTTATTACGTAAAACCACTAAACGTTCAGTATTACGTTTCTTCATTCGTTCCAACATTTTCTTATTCATAATTAATTTCCTCCTACGGAATGATTTATTTTTTTTATTAATTGCATACGTCGTTCAATGTTTTGTTTATCTTCTTTACTTCTAGCAAGAGCCGCTTCAGTGTCATCATAAGCTGGTAATGAAACAACTGAAACTTCAAATAACTCAACTGCATTAATAGTTCTTAAAACAGGGTTAGCATCCCAAGTTGTAGTCTCTTCAGTTATCCAGAAACCAAAACTACATTGGTTAATATCTCCTCTTTGCATTGATTCGACTAAATCGTTAGCATAACTGGTGTTCGGTAAATCAACTTCAAACATTAAACCGTGATTATCTTCGGTTAATCTTAAAGTTTGAGCTGTTGTCCTACCTAAAATTTTAGACCAATCGTGATTGAACAAGCACCGTACATCACCATTTTCTTTTAATGTCTTTGTAAAGGCACCTGGGGCTACAATTTCATCAAAACCTTCCCATAATGTCGTACGAGAATTAAAAACGGAAGCATATCCACTAATTGTTTGTGATTGACCATCTTCAGCATCACGTGTGACAATATCTTTTAGATTAAACGTCCTTGTCTGTTTCACTTTCGACACTCTTATCACCTCCCTTCAAGCTATCATCAGTAGCACCTGATAATTCTTTACTATCAATCAAGTCTTTTGAAACATATAATTTACTTGATTCTTCAGTGTTCAATCGTTTAAATCCGAGCATTTCCCTCGAATCGTCTGGACTTGTAATCATAGTTCTAACCATGTTATATGCAATATTTGTTTTAGTTGAATAAGGAACAAAATCCAAAATATTAATCTTCCACTCGATTCGATAACCAGAATCAGGCATAAAAAAAAGAGCCGAATAATGTTCGCTCTTGTTCTTAAGTATTGGACGTACCGCTTTATTGTGTAGATACATCATTGCTTTTTCTAGATCCACCTTCATCAATGCTTGATATGTATCTACATTAATACCTAAATATTTTCCTAATTCTTTTTTATAAACACCCAGATAATTTAAAATAGCTGCATCATCAACAGGACTTTTTAATCCTTCGATTTCATACCCTCTACCCAAAGGAATCATCTTAACTGACCTGGCATCGTCAATCGATTCCAACTGGTCCAATATACTTTTAACAAGTTTTGATTGCGCAGCATTAGTTGGATTTATATTGGCATCTAGCTTCAATAGGAACGCCAATAGACCTCCCTTGACATATTTATCTGTCAAAACTTTTTCAGCGCTCATGACACCGTCAAGTGTGTTTTTTGCCAATGTTAAAATCCCAACACCTTTAGTGGTATTCAACCCTATATTTTTAATATGTCGAATACTATCACTTGGTATTTCAGTACCTCCAGATTTAAATCTTGGGTTTAGATTTTCATCTATCTCAATCCCTACATTGTTAACTAAATGTAATTCATCATCCATAGTAAATGGAAAGTATTCACCATTAATTAGTAACTCATTGGTTTCCAATTTAGCAAATTCATATCCTGTTAAATAGGCATTGGGTCTTTTTAAAATAGTCAGTAATTTATGATTCTCAATCTCTTCACCATTAGGACCAATTACAACTGGTGTAGCTAATGCGACTTGATTTGATATATCTTGCATCAATTCATAAACATCACTTGATTGTAAAATATCATCATTCGCATTGTAATAACTAGACATTCTAATTTTATTACCTACCGTTGATTGATATAACTTAGATTTTTCAACTTGTCTCACTAGAAAATTTGAAAACATATCTCTTACACCCATTTAATTCTCACCTCCATCCTTAATTTATCTTCTTTTCTTTCCTGGCCACTTTTAAATGTTCGTATTTAGCGATAAAGTTCAGCTAAATAATTATCTAGATCATCTGCATTAATTTCTTCCATTTCCATCATGGTTTCTTTATGAGCAATGATAAAAGATACAAAACCATCAATTTTTTTCACTGATTTTGATTTACTTGCAGCCTTCATACCACCTAGATTTACACCCATAACAACATTACTTGTGCAATATACGAAAAGTGGATTGTCAGTTTTAATTTGTTGACTATCGAATAAATTTTCAACATCGTTAATTGGTGAATTCATTAAATTAGGATATTGTGGAACAGATATAGGAGTAATGCCTAAGTTTTCAATTTTTTGAATGAGTTTATGCGACATGGCAGGGTCATAATTAATCTGCTGTATATCATACAAATGCATTTGTTCTTTAATATATTCTTCAATCATCATCTCATCAATCATTTTCCCATCACACAACATTACATGTCCTTTTTCAACTAATTCCGAATAAGGAACGTTGTCTTGTTTCTCACGTTCATCAAGATTTGATGAAGGAATGAAATACATCTGTTTTACTTTTAAAAGCGGACGACCATCATCCCCCATTAATGGGAAATTCAAAGTAAGACAAGTTAAATCTGTAGTTTTTGATAAATCTAATCCCATCCAACAAGCTTCACCTGTTAAGTCACCTAAATCATCTACTAAACAATTTCGTATCTGATCAATATCAAAATACATTTCAGATGAATTGACAAACACATCTAAATGCTTTGCTAAAAATTCACCTTTTGAGAAATTGGATTTTTTAGCATCCTTGTATTTTGTTTCAAGTGATTCCATAGATACAGATATTCCAATGTTCGGATTAACCATTCTCCAAACATTAGGGTCTTCCCAATCGTAACCTTTATTGGGTTCATAAATTAAAATCAATTTAGTATCGTCATCATCAGACTTGAGCGTTTGTTTTGCTTCAGAATAAACACGCATACCTACAGAAGAAGAACCTCTACCAGCAGTTGATATATTAAACATAATCGGTTGATCACGATTAATCATGGCTGATTTAAAGTTATCGTATTGATTCATATTTTTTTGAACATGTAACTCATCATTCAGTACAAAATATGGATTGGAACCTTCTATTTTATCCGCAGATTTACTCATGACAGTAAAGTTATTGCGGTAAGATATTCCATCAATTGTAAATGAATATGAGATTCCTTCGATTGTATCTTTTTTACCTTTGTATATTTTAGAGCTTTCAAATAACGCTTCGCTATTCATAACGGCATCAGCGTAAGGTCTTGCCGCATACTGGGCTTGCAAATAATCACTGGCACAGCAATAAATGTCAGCACCTTTCTCACCTTCACCATATTGCGCATATGCCATAGCACCAACACCTAATAATGTTTTACCGTTTTTCTTAGGTACTTGCCAATACACTTCACGAATTACACGTACGGTTTCACCTTTTTCATTTTTACGCTGCCAACCATACAGTTGACTGAAACCAAATTTTTGCCAAAGTTCCAACGTTAAAAGCTGTCCAGCTAAACTCCCATTTACATGTCGAACAAATGATTCCATAAAATCAAGAGCTTCATTTGCTTTATCAACATCAAACCAAATATCTTTTCGTTTTTTCCATTTCTTATAACGCTTGACAGCATCTTTAATCGTTTTAGGATATTTACCTGGACTTTTAGTGACCATTTTAGCGTATTCGTCAGCGTAATTTACTCCACGTTCTATCACATAAAATCACCACCTCCAAAATTTAATGTATGAAAAAAGACACCCGATTGAATGTCTTAATTGTTTCTACCAGGACGACAGGACTCGAACCTGTAACCTCAAGATTATCAGTCTTGCGCTCTACCGATGAGCTTACGTCCTATTATATAGTGTGGCAAGACCGTTTTTATAATCCACACACGCACGTCTGCGTTTATTTTAAGCTATACCTATGAGCTTCGGGATATGCGATAGGCGAGGATTTGCACCTCGCACGATACTATAGTTTGGGGCATAAATTAACGGACTGCACCCACATCTACCGTTAATAGCGTCTACCTATTCCGCCACTATCGCAGTAGATTAAATTTTTATCTTGATATAATTTCTATCATTTCTTTGTAGTTATTTTTTTGTGATCTCCGACCTGAAAAATCACCTTGACTATATAGATTGTTCAATTCAATAATTTTGTCTTCATCTACATTCGTAATACTAAGATTAACCTCTTTGTTAGATATAGAATTTACAATATCTTCAAAATGATTACTAATTAATATTTTTTCATTTTCGAGATTTTCAATCTCTTTTAATGTTTGCAAGTTTAAAGTATCATCATTGAAACCCTTAAACATGTATTTTCTATTAACATTAACAGTACCTATTTCTATATCATAGCTTAACTCATCATAATATTCTAGGACATTTCTCAACGCTTGGTAATCCAATAATATCATCTCCTTATACTATTAATATAGCATAGAAAATAAGAAATAATCTATTGATTACATATTGTCTTCTTCAATTAGTTTTTCAGCTTCAGCAATAACCGCTTCACTATCATCTACATATTCATTGGCTTTCATATGCTCTAATGTAAGTATTTTTTGAACCTCTATTACTACATCTACACTTAAGTCTGTAGCTGTTAAACCTACTTCTTTAAGAACTGACATGTTTTCTTTAAAGTTAAGCTGTACAAACATGACTGACGTTAAAACTGCTGCTCTCTCCATCATGTTCAAACCACTTCCAGCCATTATTTTCACAATATCTTGCTGTAACTTATCGACTGTCATTATTAAGACCTCCATTTTTCTCGATGTTTTTGTAACTCATCAACTTTACGTTCAACAGGTTTTTCCAATTCATCTTTAACCTTTGGTCCACCTATCACTTTTTTAGAATCTAGGGATTTGTTCGTTAATCCTAATTTCTCAAGTGCTTTTATTTTTTTATCGCTCCATGACTCAACCTGTTGTGCCAATGGATGTTTTGAATTATTCGTTGCACCAGATTTGTTTGTATGACGTTGCGTTTCTGGAAAACCTTTATTTTTCCAACGCAGATACATAGTTGTGTAAATTTCATACGTATCCAAATATGTTTCAATCAAAGAATCGAGTGTGAGGGTGTATATATCCGCACTCTTCATTACATCTAAAATCCGTTCTTTTTCTTCAACTGTTTTTTCTACAACAATCTTTGCAATTTGGGCTTTTGTGGCGATAAAATACACCCCCTTCCTTTTTTGATATTTTTGCTTTTCGTGCACGCTTCGGCACCTTACCTATCCTCATTCAAAATCACCCAAAAATTAACGATAGGGGGGCTTATCCAAAATAAGATGGAAACACATTTTTTGTATTTTCTTCATTTTCTACAATTGAATGACATTGAGGACAAACCAACATAATGTTATTTATATCAAGCTTCAATGCTGGATTCTTTTTAATAGGTACGATGTGATGACAGTGTGCATGTCTACCATATACAAACTTATGACATCGTGTACACTTTCCCTTTGCCTGTTCATATACTTCAGCTCTAACAGACTTCCAAGCATCTGTATTATAGAATGACTTGTTATCATGATGATAGATATCTTTCTTCTTGATAGTCTTACGTGAAGGCTTATGGTCTTTGCAGTACGCACCCTTCCCTATCTTCTCGGTACAACCATTAAACTCACAGTACTTCATCGTTACTCACTAAACAGTTGATCATCAATATGACTAATGATGTCTTTCTTATTCTTAGCAGTCAAAGGTATCTCAACGTTATTCTGTAATGCATACTCATGTAATTGTTTCTTAGTCATATCTTCTAATACGACATCATCTGTCTGAGTGTCAGTATCAATGACCTTACCATTAACAGCAGTGAAGTCTTTACCGTCTGCCATATCAATGCCAATCTCAGTATCGATGCCAGCATGTAACATTGATTTAGGATTAGCTGTAACTTCAAAATCTGGACTATTTCCATTCGGTACAAAGATATTTACTTTTGATTCAGTATCCCAATATTCTTTACCTGTGTGTGTATCACGTACTAATACTCTCATGATTCATTCCTCCTCATAATAAAAGACAATCACCTCAACTGGATGATTGTCTTTTATGCGCTTTTCTATACTCTTATAATAACTCGTTTTGTCTACTAAATCTCACACTAAAGTATATATATATAATCTATACTTATTCAATCTCATCAATCACTTTGAGTGTTCGCATTACCTCACCATGTCGCTGCTGAATATATCCGACACTATAATTAAGTTGTAATGCTATATCATATAGTGTCATACCTTCTATATATTTCATACGTAAGATTTGATTGTTTAATCCTGTGAATTTTGATACAACCTCAATTGTATTATTCAAGATGATTGTTTTATATTCAATTTCTTCTTTTAATGAAGTAATGATGTTTTCTAAGTTAGATGCTTTTGAACCTGCTTCTAATTTAATATCCCCTAAGTCATCACTATCTTCCCACCTCGATAATTCTCGCTCACTTAATATTAATTTATATTCAAGATAATCAAGATTATCTTTCATTTGTTGATAGTCTTTTAACCATTCGTACATTCAATCACCTCAATTCTTATCAATTTTAAGGTTACGGTATATGTTACCTATCGTAACCGTCCTAAATGCTTATGGCTCTAAGAGTTACCGTCTATCAGACATCGAAAGGTTACGGTATAACCCCCTATATTTCTTTATTTAATTCTATTAAAGTTAAATGTTAACTCTTTCATATATATAAGAAAGTCATTTATACCGTAACCTACCGTAACCCTTAAAATAAAACTGTCTAATCATTACTCTCGCAACGCTTTTAAAGGTTACGGTTTAAGTTACGGTATGCGGTTACGGTTACGGTATGCCACTCTTTTTTAGCTAATATTCACTCTAAATATCAAATATTCATACGTTTTCGTGATACAAACTGTATCAAATACCCATTGTTTTGATACAGTTTGTATCATCATACTCTTATAAACATTCGTACTGTCTTACCATTTAACTTCCTAACTCTCGTTTCTACACTCTTCAATTTACTCACCTCTCTACTAAATGTATTGTTAGCAACACCTTGAAAACCATTTTCAGCACACCATACTAAATATTGTTTATATATATCAGCAGCTATTTCATTTTCAAGTTTAGGATTTACTTCATTTAGGAAACCAATAATCGGATTGTTTTGTTCTTCATATTTCTCAACCTCTTTATCAATTGTTCTGGACGGCGTGAATTTTTTGTTTTTCAATAATCGTTTCAATCCAATCAATGCTAATTGAAGGACATATTGCATAGATTCATCACTCAATAACTTATCTTGAATGAATGGGTCATAGTTGCTATCATCAACCGTAAATCTAGCTTTAAACGGAACCATCATCAATCTTCGTATCAAACCATTTGATGTATCGTTGATACGTGGCATTTTATTTGCTGAGAATATGAGTTTAGCGTAATTAGAGAAATCAAAGGGATCACGTCCCTTTCGTTCGGCATTTATTGTTTCACCTGTGGTGAGTTTTTTAAACTCTGAATTATCTTTGATATATTCTCCTGAGATATCATCACCAATATTTGCCAACTTACCAAATAGCTCGGCAGTTTTAAATCGTTGGTTGAGTTCTTTTAAATCTAAAGAAGATGTATTTTCTTCACCAGCTAACTTACGAACTATTTTAAGATATGAAGATTTACCATTTGAACCATCACCTGTTAATATAAATGTTTTACCATATTCGTTACGTCTCAATAATATATAACCAAATATCTCTTCTAATATTTTACGTACTGCCTTATCGTTACATGAAATATTATTTAATGTTTGGTCAGTAACTTCATAATAAGCATCTTTAACATATGTTACAGGTATTTTATTCTTTATCACAATGTTAGGTGTGAAATCTTCAATCGCCCAGGTATTAAGATTGAAGATACCGTTTTGGACAGCCACAAATTCAGTAGGTGATAATTGTTTTTCTTTTGCTTCAAGTTGAATATATGCTAAAACTTCCTGTCTTCGTGATTTTGTAAGAGATGGTAAGTGCTTAATCATTGCTCTTTCAATATCAACCTGACTATCCGAATAAACACCTTCTTGGTAGATATGTAATACATCTACAATTGTAATGATGTTATGTTCTGAAATTAAAAACTTTGCAAACTTATCATGTAGAAATGTTCCTTTAACAAAAAATGAATCTTTCATAAATGATTCATCACGTAATATAGTCTCTATCTCATCCTTTGGAAGCGGCTCACGTAAAATGAAATCATTGATTAGTCTAATAGTTTCTCTTATTTCATCCTTATTCATTCCTACAGACTGCAGTTTTAAAATGTAGTTGAATAATTCTTGATTTCTACCATCACCATCTTCCAATTTTTCAAGACCATTTTCTTTACGGCTTGTAGGCATCAACCATTTGGGCATTACCTGGTGCGCAGTCACTTTACGTAACCATTTACGTGTGACACCATCAATTCTTAATGGATCAGCAGTATTTTTAACACCTAACTTAAAATCACATTGTATTCCTAAAGGTGTAAACCATTTAATTTTATTAGCATTGACATCATGTCCTCTAAAATAAAAATGCATACCGTGTGTTGTTTCCAATACACTGCATTGTAAATCTAATTTTTTTACAATACTGAGAACTTTATTTGCAGATTTAACATCATCCACATCTACCATGATGTAGTCATCTGCTAAAATACCAACAAACGATTCATATTTACGAACACCATTATAGGTTAACAGTTCATCAGAATCTTTAAATTTCTTAGCAGCATGTTTACCATCTCCTGGTAAGTATCCTTTATACACTTATTTTTCACCTACTTTCTATGATAGAATAATGTTATAACATTAAAAGGAGTTGTTTTTTAAATATGGATTATCCTACTAAAATTGAGAAAACAAAAGAATTATTAACTTTACTTTATAATGATGATGTTTCCTCAATTAACAATTTAAACCTAAACAATAGAGATTTTTTCACTGTAATTTCACATGCCGTTGATAATTTATACGTTGTCGGATATCAGCTGACAAAAACTAAGTGTGGTGGAATTGTACTCGACCCTAATCCACAGTTAACACCTAAAGGGTTTGAATATCTGTATCCACCTAAACAAGAATTACCAGCTCATCAAAATAGTTATACCTTTCATGCTCCGGTTACTGGTTCAGTTATAGGCGATAATGGTACTATTAACAATAATAATTTTGAAGTTGAACTTTCAAAATTAAAAACATTCATTAATGATAACTTAACTACTGTTGACAAACATGAGGCTGAGGAACTTATAACTATTATTGAAAAAAAAGAAGTTAAAGAAGGTATGTTGAGAAAGTTTGAAAATTTATTCGAAAGATACCCTGGACTATTTGAATTAGTTAATCTTTCAATATCCGCTATATCCTTATTTTAACCAATGAAATCTTTAATTCGTTTATTAGCCATATCTACATACCAACCTCGGTCTAACTTGGTTGGTATTTTTTTGTTTAATATATCACCATTATCAATGAAACATTTGTCTGGAGTATAAGCTATCTTGCTATGACTACCATCTTTTACTTTTTTCAATTCTTTATCATTCTCACTTTTACTTGCAAAAACTCTAAAAACTTTTTCAGATTGCCTACGCTGTCCATAAACAGCATATTCGTATTTACTACTGATTTTAACTACTTTTTGAAACATGATTAATTCTGTACATGTATTTATTGTTTCTTCTACTGGTATTGAGTGTATGAAATAATTAATTAACGCCTTATTCAAAATAGGCAAGTCATTATCTAATTCATTCAGTTTTTTCACATACGCACCTTTTGATTTATAATTTCCATCGTGATCAACAACAATGTAATTATTGACGTCCTTTTGAATAACCTTTTTATACACATCAAATTCCAATACCATGCGAGTTCGTTGCTCCCACTCATAACAAATATCATCAATCAATTCAAAGTCACTTTCTTTTCTTAACTTGACCAGTACACCATCGGTATTAGATTGGATTATGTGACAATGCGGTTCTAATTTTTCTATCAAGTCTAATAGTAGAGTCATGCCAGCAATACAAACATTATTCGCTTGTCTAGGGTCATACAAACCGTTATATTTATCTTTCATTGCTCCATATGTCGAGTTTAATACAATTTTATAGGGTGCTTGGTTTGGGTCTTTCTTTGCCTTTAATTTCAAGCGAGTATCACGTATCTTACGATATTTATTAGCATCTTTAATATTTCTACTACCATAATCATATTCAATCATTAATGCTGGATAATAACTTTCAACATCCACGTTAACAAAATAACCTTCTTCACAATAGTTTTTCCTAGCACCATGTAATCCGCCCCAAGCGAATATATGTGGTACACCTGCTACTTCAATCTCCAATTTATCTTTGTAGTCGTTGGTGTTTTTGTAAAAACTTATGACTTCATTGTATTTATTAATATCAAGCGTATCAGGGAAACTGAAATTCATTTCGTCCGTACGATCAGTATTATTTTGAGAATTGAGGATAATAGCACTCAATTGAGCCTTTGTTTTGGATATATTTTTCAAAGGTAAATCGAAAGCTTTTAACAATGCCATCTGTGACGTATATTCTTCCACTCTATTTTTAAATACTTGCATTGTTTCCATTACATCGTGTCTACAATAGAAAATGACTTGTTCTAACTCCTCAGCAGTTAACTTTCTTTCAATATCAAAAGATACAGTCGTCTCTTGGATATCATGTCCCATAAAGGCTTCTAATTGCTTTAAACTATTGAATCCAATCATGATGTCAAAATTATAGAACTTGATTTTAAATAAAGACTTTGAAAATTTCCAACCAGGTTTCTTTTTCTTTATTATCCAGTCGTTCATTTCTTGAGGTGTAAAACCAGCTAAGACTGCTTTCATTACATATTGGTCATAGTGTCGTGAGTTATAGCCTATCCAGACATCTTTATTGTGCTTCTGATAAAAATTAGTAAGTCTTTCAATATCATTTACAATGACATGTTCTTTACGTTCTTCAGTATCGAAAACCACAACAAGCCAATCTTTAATGAATACCTCAAAGTCATAAAATAGCATGCTCGCTCACTCCTAAATTTCCAATATCAATTTTCATTTGTTCAATTTCAGAAAAAAGTTGTTTGAAATTTTCAGCATTTGAACTTTTTATATTTAATGCAACAAACGCATTTATTAGTGATTCTAATGTTCCATGATATGAAATGATTTTATAAGAAAAACCTTCGCCTTTCTTTTTTTTATATCGTTCATTCAATATAAAGTTATATTTATCAGAAGTAACCATGTAGTCACTATTTATTTGAATCTGCATTTTCTTCACTCTCACTTTCTTCAATATGATCACGAATTTTTTCCAACTCGTCAATGAGAGTTTTTACATCTGCTAAATCCAACATGAACATTCTAGTATTACATGTGTCACAAGTGTTAATCATCAACATATTATTTTCAACCCTTAATTTCATTTTGCCACCTCGTTAAATTTCTTAACATGATAAGCATGTTTCACATATGGATGTTGGTAAGCAATCTGTCTTATTTCCCAACGACTGTTATACGCATCTTTGCCTATCTCTTTAAATAGTGCTTTTTTAGCTTTATAATGCGATAATTCACAAATCCCAAAATGATAATTTTTACTCATTGTGTTAAAGGCTGAAAAATACATTTCGCCATTCGGCCCTTTTGATTTTTTACTCATTCCGCATTCTCCTTATCATTAAACTTAAAATTAAAGAGGGTATTTCTACCCTCTCATCTTAATTATTCGGCTGCTGCTAATATTTCAACTACTGTAATGTTGCTAAATCCTTTTTTAGTAGTTTTCTCAATAATGTATTCCCACTCATCGTCAATGATTTCTTCAGCAATATCTAAAATTAAATCATCTAATTGTGCCATTGATTCAAATGTAACTTCTTCTTTATCTGCATCCCATAAGTTACGCAGCATTTCTAAGTTTTGATGTACTTGGATGCCCCAGGCTTTCTGATTTTGTGGTTGCATTACTTTATAATGGAACAGTTTACTATCTTTAAATTCACCTTCTAAAATTGTGAACCATACGATTAACATTGGATCTTCACCTGTACCATTATCTTTAGGTTTAGATTTACCTAATTCTAATTTTTCAACAACTACTTCATACTTGCCATCAGGGATATCGGGATAATCTCCAAAATCACCATTTGATGCTTCTTTTACATCCTCTTGTAACGAATCTAAATCTAAGTCCTTATCAAATTTTGCCCAATCCATTTTTTTCTCGCTCATATTATTTTTCCTCCTCAGTAGTAGTTTGTGGTGTTTCTTCATCATTTAATTCACTTTCCATAATGCCTGCAGGTGTATTGAACTTGTAATTAAGGATTACATGGAAATACTCCCCATTTTTATTACTCTTAGCTTGGATATTTTGACCAACAATATACTCACCATTTTCTTCTTCACGTGCATCATCTACGATGTCCATCGCTTCATCTTCAGTACTTGCAAAAAATTCTACTTTACGTGCTAAATCTTTAATCATTGTCATTTCCTCTTTTCCTGTATCCGATTTTCATTATCGCTACATACATAATTGTTTCTGAACTATCTGGTGTAGCATACGTTCCTTTTATTTCAGTTGGTGACCAAGATGTACCACCTCTACGAATGGTTTTATAAGTAATTCTAGTGTCACCTAATTTTTCAGCAGCTTTCACACGTCTAACAACTGACATTTTATTTAAACCAGATATTTTATATTGACCATTAGAAGTGATACTACTTTTCACCATACATCTCTACTCCTTTGTGCGACGTGTACGACGTCTACGTTTTGGTTTCTCAGCTTCTTCAGCATCATCTGTCTTTTCAATAGTTTCAGCTTCTTCTCCAGGAGGAGTTTCATCTTCTACTACAGTATCAACTTGACGTTTTTTTCTTTCACGTTTGACTGGTTTCACTTCCTCTGTTTCACTTTCAACTTCACTTACAGTGTCTTCAGAAGTAACCTCTTCTTTATCAACCGTTTTTTTCTTGCGTGGCTTACGTTTTTTCGGTTGTTCAGCCAATTCTTCTCCATTGTTATCAACTGCAACACCTTCTTCATTTATATCTGGTGCAGATTCTTCTTTTTTCTTACGTGGTTTACTTGATTCTTTTTTAGGCTTCAATTCGGCATTCGCATCATCGTATACAGCGATTAACTTTTCATAATCCAATTCAATTTCAGTAACTGGGATATTTGGTAATCGACCACCACCAAAAACATAGTCCAGAGATTTAAATGTAATTCTTCGGTCTTCATCATCTGCAACAACTCTCGCTACAATATCAACCATTCCCGCAATTTTAAGTGCTGGTTTATCAGATAAATTTGGTTTAATTGCAGTCGTCTTATCACCGCCACGTTTAGTAATATCTTTTGATGTATCTTCATGAGATAATAAAATGATATTTTCATATGGTAAATGCACCAAGCGTTTGAAGGTACTTAAAAATTCAGTTCGTACTTTATCCCATGCTCTAAAAGAATCATCTGATTCGTGTTCAATACCTAATTTATCGTACATATATAAGCGACATGCTTCATACGTATCTTCTACTAGATCCACTATGATTGTTTTGAAATCATTATCTTGTTTTTCTAATTCAGAAATAGTGTCTTTGAAAATATCCCAAGCCAGTGTTCTAGTGGTAACACGTCCAGTTGATTCAACTTTATTTGCAATACTGATATAAGGAGCATCAACAAAACGAATATTTCCATCGGTATTCAACATTAATGGATTTGGAAATTCATTTGTAAAAGTTGTCTTACCTGTAAATGGTGCACCATATAACCAAAACACTCGTTTCTCTACTTTTTCTACATTTCGTCTTTCTGTACTTGGCAATTTCATTAAAATCTCTCCATTCGTATTTTGTATTGTTTGTAAATAATCGGGCGGTGAAAACGGGAAAAATTGATTCGCTTTCTTTTTAGATACTGTTAAACATTGAAAACATGTATCATTAGGATTTTTCGGATATTCCTTTGATGCTTCAATTTCTTTGATTGTTTCAAAAAATTCAACAACCTTTGTTTCATCGTGAATAATCGGTAAATACTGTAATTCTTTTTTAGATAATTCAACTACACATCTTTTTCTAAAATGTTCAATAAGTTCATCCTGTTTATTAGTCTTATTACGCTTTTTTATCTTGATGTTAATCTTGGGGCAAAAAAGAAATCCCATATTAGAAACTTTAAATCCTTGCTTTTCTAAAAAATGCTTATAAATGTGTAATTGACCACTTCCAACATAATTTTTAATATTGTTAGAGTATTTGAAATCAACAACCATGCAGGTCCCGTCTGGCTTCTTAATGATTAAATCTACAAAACCAATATATTCTGGTGTATCAATTTTGTACTCATGTATCAATTCACATTCATCATCAATAAATTGCTGTAACCACTCCTTCACTTTCATTTGAATGATTTCTAGTTTCATTGATTCAGTAATCACTTCATCTGTCACTATTGGATACTGTTGAAAGTAATCTTGTAGCATTTTATTTTTATCTGTTTCAACACCATTGTGCAGCGCACTACCAATTAACAATGGATTATCTGCTTTATACTCATTTAATTCAGTGAGCTTGTCGATATATCTTAGTTTGAAATGATAGGGACAATCGTGAAACAGGGAAACTCTTGAATAACTATATTGCATCAATCACTCACCTCAGCTCTAATTGCAATCCATTGATCTAAAGCTTCTCTTTCATACCAAGCTGTATTTTTCAATTCTTCAACGAATATCATTTTTTGAGAGCAAGGTGTTAACTTGCCGTTAATGAAGCAATATAAATTATCTAGATTATCGTTTTCTATATGCGTTAGTGCTTCTTCCCATTCAATTGATATGAATATATATCTTGTCATTTGAACCATTTCTCCTTCCATTCATCAAAGGTTATTTCATAGTATTCATATTTTCTTAAAAATACTTTACGCTGTAACTTTGTTTTGGTAGGTCTCAATATATAACCTTCTCCTTGTGATTGATTAATTTGTTCCAATTCATATGCCTGGTCTTCCTTTACTGTTCCAGTATCAGTCTTTAGTTCAATACCATGATACACGCCATCTATACAAGCATCTAAATCTGGTCTTCCTTTATTACCGTACTTACCACCGCCCCAATTATTGCGAACGTAACAGCCTTGAATACGTAAAAACTTTATTACCTCAGCTTGGAATTTTGATTCACTCATATGACACTTCCTTTTCGATGAATAAATCATCCGTATAATCTTTACGCATTTTCAACGTTTCTAATATGTGCCACTCTATCGTTCCCAATACCAACATGTAATAGTAGAAACATGGTTTTTCTTGTCCTATTCGATGTGTTCTTTTTTTACTTTGTTCAAATAGTTCACTTGATAGAGGTAACGTGAAGTAGATAATCTTGTTTGCTTTTTGTAAATTTAACCCCATTGCACCAGCTTGATATTGGATAAGTGAGATACTATTTTCATGTTTATCATAATTACTCATATCCTTTAAACTTCCATTCATGGTGGCAACTGGTCTACTCAATTCATCGCACAATTTTTTAATTTCTTCATATTCAGCCTTGTAGTTGTAAAAGATAATCAAGCGATCATTTGTTGAAGTAATCATATCTTTTAATTTAGATACTTTATGTTGATTTAAATATCCAGCTAACAATCTTGTACCTAACAAGCTTTTTGCTACAGAGTCACCTACAAATAATTCACCTTTAATTTGAGCTACGTTCTCACTTTGAAAATGTTTATATTCTTTCGTGTTCGGTAATTTAATTAACACTTCATTTTGTGGTGGTAGATTAAATACCTCTTCTGTTTTCATGAATACAGCACCATGTATCCTAAGCTTTTGCTTCAATCTCTCAACATTTTTATAACCAATTATTTTAAAACCGCCGTTTTCTTCATCCCACTCTTGTTCAACGTACTGCTTGATGTAGAGTTTTTTACTAATCGTCCACCCTAAGAGATGTAACTGACTCCAAAGTTCCTCATACTTGCCACCAGTGGGTGTTCCACTTAATAAGATTACATTGGTAGCTTTTAACTGTAGTATGAATTTAGAACGACTAGATTTTTCATTTTTAATCAAGGAACTTTCATCTAGCATCATTGTGAAGTTATTCAATTTTAATAGTTCTGGTCTTCTCCACACTTTGTCATAGTTAACAATTAACACTGTTTCTTCTGGAATAATATCAAGTGATTGCTTATTGAAAATAACCACTTTATATGTTGGATAAAATTCTTTGAAATGTTCTTTCCAGTCTGAAATTTTTGATTTCTGACAAATAACTAAATTGTAGGGTGTATTTAATTCATACATTTTTTCACTACCTACAAATGTTTTTCCCAGTCCCATATCAAGGTAGTATGCTACTCTATTTTGATGGTAAGTCTGATTCAAAACTTTATCCTGGTGTTCAAACAACTTGATTACTGAAATTGTTATCACCTGCTTTATGTGTTATATTGTTCTCAAGAATATTGTTTTACTGGCTGACGTTGCTGCGTCAGTCTTTCTTTTTGTATCCAATTTCAATATGATATCTATTAACTGCAGACATTATTATTCCATCAGCGAATTTCACATCATAATAATATTGACCTATTTCAATTATCTCTAGTTCCCTAATGTTATCTGGAACATCAAACTCACCCGTCAAAATTGCAATGAGTTTATCTCCTCGTTTAAACATTTACTCACCTCCCTTCATGTAGCGGTGATACTTAGTACTAATATCAATGATTTCATTGAAGTATTTTTTACGTTTACTCTTCGTTGTCATTTCACTGATAAACACCTCATAGATGAAATAACCAATCGGAATTGCTCCGAATGTAGCAACTAAAGCCCAATAAAGTGTTGGCATGATTTTCATTCCTCCTAAAATATACTGTCCGGTATATTATTTAACTCCATTCATTCATTACTTCAATTACGGCATCTCTTAAAAAGTAATTATCAGTACCTAACTTTGTTTCAGTTAACCAGTATGGTTTACGACCACCCTTGCGTTTTCTCAAAAATAATTTAATACGCTTGTCCGATAGTATATGTTCATCTAGAAATTGAACGTCCATTCCTGTTATTTTTTGAAACGTTTCCTTATTAATTGAAATGTAATCAATCGGATCAAGAAGATTCTTGACTGTTTCTTGTATCTCTTTTTTCACTTCTTCATTGTCCACGATGACCTTAATCATTTTTCTCACATCCTATTTGATTCCTAAAGCACGCACGATTATTAATAAAACTTCATTCGCTTTAGGTCCAGTTTTTTTACCACTTAACACTTCACCTACATACTGCTTATTCTCACCAATTAACATGGCTAAATGAGATTTCGGAATTTCTTTTTCATCAAGATGTTTTAAAATTTTATCTCTGAGTTGTTGTGTTTCAGGCATTGTCCTCACTCCTTTCTTTTATATGTAAGCTAATTAGTAATCAAATTGTTAGTTAAACCTTTACACTAACTAACGTATGTGTTAGTATAAGGACAGAGCTAAATAAGACCAATAAACACTATTAAACCGCAATTTCTAAAATCGTTCCCCAACGACAAGCTGTTATAAATAGGTGCGATTTGTGTTACTTATTCGCTGACTAATTAGCTTATGTACAAAGTATACTAACAAATACGTTAGTTGTAAAGTGTTTTTAACTAATAAATTCGTTAGTTTCTTTGTAAAGCATGGAGGATTGTTGATATGACTACGTTAGAGAGAGTAAAAGAATTATGTAAAAATAAAAATATCAGTGTTAAATTGTTAGAAGAGGACTTAAATTTCCCTAATAACACAATTTATCAATGGAAAAATAGAACACCTGGTGTTGATAAATTACAAAAAGTTGCTGACTACTTTAATGTATCATTGGATTATCTGACTGGTAGAACGGATGTTAAAAAGATTAATGATGAGGTAGATACTATTGCAGCTCATATTGATGACAATGTATCAGAAGAAGAATTAAAAGATATTTATGAATATATTGAATTAATGAAATTAAAATATGGTAGAAAATAAGGAGTGGTGAGTATTGTGGATTGATAAATTAGAAGAGACGTATCCGAATGTAGAAGTAATAGAAGATAGTAATATGCCAGTTGGACAAAAAGGTTTATATATTAATGGGACCATATTGTTGAACAAAAATCAGAGCTACATTGAAAAAAGATGTACATTGGCTGAAGAACTCGGACATCATGAAACGACATATGGTGATATTGTATACTCGGATGTTATTGTAAATCGTAAACTTGAAATTATCGCTAGACGTTGGGGTTATAAGAAACTTATTCCAAAGGATACTCTTCAAGAAGCTTACAATAAAAATTTCATATACTATTATGAAATGGCTGAGTATTTAGACGTAACAGAAGAATTTTTACATGAGTGTATAAAGTATTACAATCTAAAAAATGGGAGTTGATGATTTGAATAAAAAATTAATAGTGACAACCTCTTTACTTTCGCTAATGTTATTGAATGCATGTAGTAATGAAACAAACGTGAAAAGTGATGACTCGAAAGCAAGTATAGAAAAGACCGTTGACTATAAAACCGAAGCGAAAGAAAATGCAAAGAAACATCCTATGTCACATGGTGCAATGTTATATGATAAAAAAGAAGCTAAATTTAAAGGTATGAATTACTTCGTAAAAGGTGAAGTTGTTAAAACAATGGATATGAAACACTTGATCAGTAGTGAATCAAAAGCATATCTTGTAAAAGATTCTTCAGGATATATTTTACCTGTTATTCCACCTTATGAAGAAGATGTTAAAGTTGGAGATACTATTGAAGCCTACGGTCCATTATCGGGACAAGGATATTCTTCCACTGATTTAGATGTTGATAACGTAGTAGGTATAACAGGGTTAATGAATGCTACTGAAGTTAAAATTGTAAACAAATAACTGAATAATCTTCCCTCCTAAAACATACTGTCCGGTATAAATGAGAGGACTATTGGTTATGAAACTTACTAAATCAAAAAAATATGATTATATCTATTGGTATATGACTGTTAAAAAGGAAAAACTATGGTCTATTCGTTGGACCTATTATAATTATATTGGTGAACGAAAAGAGTTTTCAAAACGAGGAATTAAAACTGAAGTTGAAGCCTATCGTACACTTTTAGAGACTCAAACAACCGTTGTTCAAGGTGGTTCAAAAGAAATAGATTATAACAATATAACCGTGGCACAATGGATGGACATCTGGTATGAAACACATGAAAATGAATGGAAAGAATCTACAAAAAAACAACGAAAAGATAACATAAAAAATAATATTAAACCCCTGATTGGTAATTATAAGTTATCCAAATTAGATAAGATTACTTATAAACGTGTATATATTAACAAGCTATTAGAACGGTATAAACCTTCATCTGTTAGTTTGTTCCATGCTTTTTTTACAATTGCGATAAACGATGCAGTGGAAAATGAAATCTTGTCTAAAAATAGATTCAGAGGTATTGTCATTCCAAAAGAAAAAAAGACGATGAAATCATTAACTGCTGAAAACTTGAAGTGTTTCCTAGAGTATATGAAAGAACATGATAACATAACAAACTATACAATTACTCTTTTACTTGCTTATACTGGAATGCGTAAAGGTGAGGGATTAGGTTTACAGTGGACTGATATTGATTTTAATACCAATCAAGTTTCAGTTAATCGTACAAGAGACAATCGTGGGACCAGGACACCAAAGACAATGAATTCATATCGCAACATATCAACCGATGAAGCTGTAATTGAATCATTACGAAAATATAAAGTATGGTGTAAGAAAACAAGAATGTCATTTGGACTATCATTCAAAGAAACTGACTTTGTTTTCATATCGTATCAAAAAGGAACCGCCATTGGCGAAAATACGTTGAAGTATGCATTTGATCGTGCAGCAACGCATACTAACTTAGGTAGAGTACATCCACATATGCTCAGACACACCCACGCTTCTCTTCTACTACAACGTAAAGTAACAGTGAATACAGTTGCTGAGAGGTTGGGAAACAGTCCAGAAATCGTTATGAATGTTTATGCTCACGTGTTAGATAGTATGAAAGAAGAAGTCGTAAATGTATTTGCGGATGTGATTAATCTATGACCTGTGGTGACTTCTGTGGGAGATTAAAAACATTCACCCCTTTAGGCTTGATATGACAGGCTTTAAATATTTTTTAACAGTTTACTCACGTTAAGCAACACCGTTATATTCGAAAAGCCATTCCTACGGGAATGGCTTTTTTTGTTACTGACATTGTTGCGAAGAGATGAGCTTACAAAGACAGTATGGGTGCAGTTATCGTAGCGGATTTATCGCTTTACGAGAACAGTATGGGACGGAGCGAAAGCGAGTACCATTCCTTAGATCAAGCGAGTACCACTCCTTATGTTAATGTCCATCAAGTCATTAACAGTCTTTTAAAAATAGCTTATAATCGTAACCTTCTTTAATAAAACAGTTACACCCTTTCCCACTTACCATGAGTTACTTGTTTCAATCATCTCATTTTTTAGAAGTTGAATAGCGTTTTTTTCAAAATAATTTATTTGATCTTTCATTTGTTTGGTAAAAAACCATTTCTTAATTTGTAGACTATTAATTGGCCGATGAGTGGTATCATGAGCATCTGTTGCAATAAAATGAATCAACTCTTTTCGAATAAGTGTTTTACTGATTTTTTTAAAATTCGAATTGAAGGAAAGGCTTTTCCAAGTTAATTGTGTATATACACCTAAATCAATAAAGGCGGTTAATTTATCAGGTTGTTGTTTAATGATACTATTCCGTTCAGGGTGAGCAATAATTGGTTTATAACCTGATTGAATCAACTGTGATACAAGCGTTAAGCTGTATAAAGGGATAGCCGAGGTGGGTAGTTCAATTAAAACATAGTTGCTATCAGCTAAAGTAATTGCTTCTCCTTGCTGCAACTTTGTTAATAGTTCTTCATGTATTCTCAGCTCTTGTCCCGCATGTATAATCAACGGAATTGCTCTTTTATTCAGTTCAACATTCAATTGATTCACCTGTTCTTTTACCAAAGAGCCAGGATTATCATATGATTTTTTTAAATGATGTGGCGTTGCAATAATATCAGTATAACCATTTTCAACAGCTTGCTGACACATTTCTAAACTTTGTTCGAGGCTCTTAGGACCATCATCTAGTTGCGGTAAAATATGACAATGAATATCAATCATTTCTGAACTCCTTTCTTACACCTTAGTAGTCTTATGCCTTTAGATTTGTCAGACGATTCTAGCAGGATTACCATAAGCTGTAACATTGCTAGGAATCGATCGTATAACGACGCTACCGGCGCCAATTACCGTATGTTCACCAATACTAATATTAGGGATAAGAACGCTACCAGCGCCAATAAAAACATGCTTAGAGAGGTGACAATTTCCTGTTAGCGTTACATTTGGCGCTACATGAACAAAATCACCAATCATAGTATCATGTTCAACAACAGCACTTGTATTAACAATACTATGATGACCGATGATACTATTGGTTTGGACAACAGCATTCGCCATAATCAGGCTGCCTGTTTTAACAATTGCTTGTTTATCGACGATAGCTTGTGGATGGATGATTGTTGCATAGTCAGCTGTCGAAAGTTGTAACTGATTGGCAATTTTAGAACGAATTAGATTATCTCCAATCGCTATGAAATAACAAACCGAATCGGCACTTGCCACATTTTTTTTTGGTATTGGCTTATACCTTATCCCCACATCAATGATTTCTTCTTCATAATTATCATCCCAAATTTCTAGTAATTGATAACTATTCGTTTGTTTAATGATACTTTGTACAACTCGACTATGGCCACCATTCCCAATTATAATTAGTTGTTTTATCTTTCCCACCTCTTTATTTTTAATATACTTTCCTAATTAATTTCATTATATCTATTTTTAGTTAATATACCTCTTAAAGCAACTATTGTGACACATCCATTTTTAAAACTAAAAGTTACCTTCAAACTCTAAAAAAGTGGCGTTCGACTCTTGAACAAAATAAAAATACAAAAAGAGAGTGGGAAACTTCCCACTCTACTATAACACTTTTAGTGTGCTGCTACTTCTGTTGCAAAGACAAATGTTTTACCTTCACGAATTTCGATTTTAACTTTATCGCCTGCTTGTACTTTTCCTAACATATAAGAGAAGTTACCTTCAGCGTCTGCAGCTACAACAGATTTTGTTTTTCCGTTGATGCTAATACGTAGAGATGCTTTAGCTGGTGCTTTACCTGTAATTGTTGTTCTAGTACCCGCTTCAATCGCATCTAACTTAACATCTGGACGTTCCTCGTTAGAAATACCTTTAACAATTTGCTCTACAGATTCAATCACTGTTGAACCGTTCATAGCTTCTACTTTAATCGCTGAATCTGCTGCCACTTTACCCATACGGTATTCATAAACACCCTCTTTAGAGCTAATAATTGTTTTAGCTTTACCATTAAGAGAAATACGGAGTTTTTGATTTGGATTTCTTGTTTTACCTGAAATAACAACATCATCTGCTGATGTGATTGGGTTCAATGTCAATACACGCGCAATAACAGTTTTAGTTTCTGAAATACTATATGTTCCTTTAGATTTCAGCTCTACTTTAATTTCTGTACCTGTTGTCAACCCACTTGCAACGACAAACTCATAGTTACCTTGTGCATCTGAAGTCACGATATTTTTGGGTTTACCATCAAAATTAATACGCACTTGAGCGTTAGGTGTTGTTGTACCTGAAATTTTTGTATCACCCTCTTGCATTCCATTCAATGTAATCTTTTCTTCTGTCACACCACTATCAGTAATACGTTGGTCAACAAATTGATCGTATTTATTTGTTTCTGGATTACGCATTTCAACTTTAATAACATCGTTAACAGCTAATTTAGATACGCGCCATTCATATTTTCCTTCTGAATCAGCTTTAATGACTGTTTTTGCAACACCATTAATGCTAATACGAAGTTGACTATTTGCTCTAGCTGAACCTGAAATTTCGCTTGAATGCGCTGTAAGAGTATTCAATGTTAATTTGTTCATTTCATTCAACAAGTCTTGTGCTTTTTGAATCTCATTTAACAATTCTTCTTTTTTAGCTTCATCTATTAATTTATTAACTTGATCTTTCGCAACATCGATATCTTTTTGAGTGATACCATCAGCTAATATTGTGTGCTCGTCATCTGCAAACAAGTTATTGACATCTTCTGCTACTTTTTGTTCTTCTTTTGCTGTTAATAAATCTTGTGCTTTTTGAATCTCATTCAATAATTCTTCTTTTTTAGCTCCATCTGTTAATTTATTAACTTGATCTTTCGCAACATCGATATCTTTTTGAGTGATACCATCAGCTAATATTGTGTGCTCGTCATCTGCAAACAAGTTATTGACATCTTCTGCTACTTTTTGTTCTTCTTTTGCTGTTAATAAATCTTGTGCTTTTTGAATCTCATTCAATAATTCTTCTTTTTTAGCTCCATCTGTTAATTTATTAACTTGATCTTTCGCAACATCGATATCTTTTTGAGTGATACCATCAGCTAATGTTGTGTGCTCTTTATCTGCAAA